TGGGAAAGATATCTCCTTGTCACCATCAAACATTGGTATGGCTGTATCCATATCCATCGAACTATCGCGGAACGGCAAACGATCAAGATTGTTTTCATCAGGGCCAATCTCTGCACCGACTGTATCTAGGAAACGCACCGTTGCCCCGTGAATACGCTTTATTTTGCCCTGAGAGACGCCGTCATCGGCTCCACCTTCCATCCGCAGGGTTTGTACCTTGGAGTCGAAAGAGTAGCCCACATGCACCGTAGAGGCGCTGCGATCAAGTGTTATAGCGCCGCCTGAGACAGTTTTGTTTGCGTGTGCAGAACCATCCGCAAGAATTTGCACTGTCTCCCCCTCAAGATGGTTCAGCCCAGTGATAGTGGTCGTTGCACTGCTATCGTATGTCAGGCCGGAGTCAACGAAGAACGCATCCGATACATCGCTGCCAAACTCAATCTTTTCCATAAACACGATGTGACGCACAGTTGCGCTGTTGATAGTGCGCTTCACTGACAGATAAACCTGGTCTTCTTCACCTGATGGGATGGCAGTAATGCTTTCAACCACGCCGCTATTGCCGATTGGGTGGGTGTGCCATCCTACTGTTTGGTTCTGTGGGTCATAAGACAGCCCAATCAAAACACCGTCAGCACGCACAAACCAAAGAATTAGCTCTGGCTCCTGCTGCCAGATCATGTCGGTTAGCCCACCACGCGCAAGATGTTCTGCCAAAATGGTAAGATCGCGTCCAACAAGACCATCAGTATCCAAATCAAACGTGACCTCTTTGACCTTCTCCTGCCCTTTCTGGATCAGGATGGTGCTAGAACCAGCGCGTATCGGGCGAACACTTGATGATCCGAAAGTAGTCTCTCGCAGAACATTCACGTTTGTTGGCGTAATTGGCTGCGTGCCTGTGCCGCCAGACATCGTAAACTCTGCGCTTGATGTCAGGACTTGCAAAAAACGTCCCTGTATCATGTGTTTGATGACGTTCACCTGATCTGAAGCAATCGTCACATTGATTGCATTGTCATCAACAGTGCCAGGAGTGTGGTTTTCAAAGTCAGCCGTGACAGAACCAAAGATTGTCTGCGGCTGTGCTGTTGTGCCTGCAAAAAACAAACGCTCTTCAAAAAACGCGATTGCTCTTGGGAAGCCATTACGCACGCTAAAGGCACCACGCGACCAACGAGTTGTGCCTGACGTTGCGTTTGCCGGAAGCACTAAGTCATTGATAAGACTATTAGTTCCGCTATTCTGCACCACCGCGGTAGCCGTGGTTGCATTTGTTACAGCAGTAATTTTTACAAAACCTGTGCCGCTATGCTGGTACTGCCAGGTGTGATTTCCATAAACCTCTGAACCAGACAGATGCACAGGAGCCTGTGCGCCTGTTGCTTCATTCGTGCCTGCGTCAGTCTTTTTGTAGACGTTACCGTTGAAGTGAATGATGTCATTCTGTGAATATTGATCGCTTGTATCCCACTCATTGTGAGATACCTCAATCACATCTCTGAATCTAAAAAGTGACCCAACATCTTTAGACGCATCAAATAAATCAGCCGATGCAGTCAAAGTCACTGTGCCAGTGTTGGCACTTGCGGTTACCGTGGTCGTTGTTGAGTTTTCATCTTCATACGGACCATCAATAAAATCTATATCGGCCAAGCTGAAGCTAGTGGTCGTGAGTCTTGTCAATTTTGCAGGCTCATGATCTTTGTGAGCCAAGAACAAAACATCTGCTGATTGCACATGATTAAGTTCAAAGATTTCTGTAGCGCTGTATGTGGTCGTTACCTCAACAATCTTACCAGCAGTGCCGCCGCTGCTATATGCCGTGAACGCGCTACCGTTGATGCCTGACAGTTCGAAAGTGTTTGTAGTTTGGTTGGCTACTGTAAACTCACGGTTGTTTAGTTCAACCATGCCAGCAACGCCAGAGATAAACACTCTGTCACCATTGCTGAAGCCATGAGAGCTTGACGTGATAACAACAGGGTTAGCTGCTGTAGCACCTGTGATAGTTTTGGTTGCCTCAGTAAGTATACCGCCGTCTTTGTAAAAGCGTATGTAGTTTGCGCCAAACTCAAGCACATATGCTTGCTCGTCGCTAAACTCAAAGTTGATGAGACGCACTTTACCGCCGTCTTTCGATGTGCCAGCATACTTGGTGCCAGGACGACGAGTGATGCCACCTTGCGGGAAGATAAGCATGTTCTCTAGCTTTTGTGCGCCAGAGTTGTATTTCTGTAAATCTATGCGCCCTTCCAAACGTGGTGAAAACTCACCGGCTTGAAAGTTTGTGACAATAGTTGAAACACGCGCCATCCTAGAACCTTATATTCACAAAATCATCAGCAATGATCTTATCGGGCATGCCCTCCATAGCATCTATTGATCTAGCCTCACGCAGGCGTAGCTCGTAAAGCTGTTGCATGCCTTGTGCAACACTAGTGCTGCCGGTGATTGCATACGCTGTTTCAGATGCAAGTTTGTGTGCAATAGAGCTTGATAAAAGAGAATCGAACAACTCTGTGTCTTCTACTCTGGCGATATACACAATCTGGCATGTGTCTTCGTCGCTAAGTATCTTCCTTCCCTCAACCTTGAACATGACCTGTGTGTCGTAGGCAGCTATGTCGCTGTCCACGTTGCTGTTAAAGAAAGACAGGACGCGCAGACAAAACGGGTCTGTTGGCAGGGTAAACTGACTGGTAAATCCAAAGGCGGGTGCAGCGGAATCTTTGGCAAGCGTTGCACGGGTGATAGCTACGTTCCAAGGGTGTGCGCGGAGAACAGAGTCACGCACGGTTTCAAACCGGCGGTTACACAATCTGGCCTCTTTGGAGTTTTCTGTCAGGGCAGTGATAGTTGCAGCGCCCAACAGGTCCATCGCCTCGTTACAAATATCTACCACTGAAGGCATAGCATCAAACCCCTTGCATGGAGTGGGGGAGGAAACTGACAGGGAACCTCCCCCACAAGCGTGAGAGAGGGCGTTGCCGCCCTCCCAAGTTTAGTTCACGACGTACTCAATCACGAATGAAAGGTCGCCTGCGGTGTCACCTGCTGCGTCAAACAACAGACCGATAAACAAATATCCACCTGGGTCTGAAGATTGACCGGCATCCTCCCATACTCGCTGACCAAGCAGGTTAATGTTACGCGCTTCAAACGTGACATCTGTGCCAACACCGCCTACCGCAGCGCGGAGGTCTGTGATTGCAGATGCGTAGGCATCGTCATCAAGCGCGGTGAAAGTGCCATCGCTCTCTGAATAAACGCCAACATCACAAGTGTTGGTTGTGCCAGAATCGAGATCATCGTTGAAAAGTTTGATGCTCACGATTGCCGCATTTGAAGGGATAGGAGCAAGCATCACTGTGTCGGTGGCAGAAAGATCGCCAGCGGCCAGTGCAATTGTTCCCATTGCAACGCGCTTTGTGCCGTGCAAAGTCCTTGCCGGAGATGCCACTTGAGGCAGCGCCAGCAGGTTGGACACGAGAGTCGTATTTACGTTAGCCATTTTCTACTCCTCTCTTAGTCTGGGGTTTCGTCACAGAAGATTTTGACAACCTTGGCTTCTTCCATCCGCACAGCACCGATGTCCATGCAGTAGTAAACCTGGGTCGCATAACCTTTGTCGTTGCGCTCATCAATCCTGGCCTGGACATCTTTGCCAATACCAAGAGTGATACCATCTTCAGCCCATGCAAAGCAGGAGCGAATGTCATTGGAATCAATATCCAGACGGTTGGTCATAATGAACTGGAAGCCCATAAAGGTATCCACGTCACCCTGAACCAGTGCCTTGATAGTGTTGAAATCCGATGACGTTACCTGCGTTGTACCAAGCAGGTCTTCGATCTGCTTTGGTCCTACAGCAATGTAGCGTGGGATTGAAGGATCAACGTCGTTCAGGTCCATCTTACGCTTGGCTTCAGTAAGCTTTGCGATAGTCAGACCGTCATTTGACGATGAAGAGCCAACCATGTTGTTGGTGGCATCCAAGGTTGCTGAACCAGAACCTGTTTCGCCAGTGTTGGCGGTTCCAAGTGCAGCTGTGATGATGACATCATCCATAGCGCGTCCCATCGCTGCGGCAGCAGCTTGGGCATAGCTTGATGTCGGGTCGATCAACATACGCACCTTGTCCTGGTCATCAATCAGGTCGGCAAATTCGTATGATGCAATCGAAAGACGACGCCTCTGGTGTGGCGTGTCGATCTGTGGTGTATCGGCATGGCGGCTGCTACGCAGTTGCGCAGTCACACTACCGATCTGGTCGATGAAGGCGTTCTTACCTACAACAGTCTCAAGGCGCACCGCATCCCGCAGACGAGAACCCATCTGTTGGGATAGCATCTGCACATTGGCAGAATACTGTTGTACAAACGCCGTGGTGATTTGTTGGGACATACTGTCCTCCTCTCACACGGTTTCGTTTACACTAATGTCGGTGCGCTACCCTTGCGGACGCTCCTGGCTTTTTTAGCGCTTGTGGCGCTGTCGTCTTTCCGACTGCCAGCAGGACGTTTTTCATCGCTACCCCGCATCACCCACTCAAAGTATTTATCTGCAAGCAGGTGAGGTTCTAAAACGTCACGCGCACTACCATACTCGATTGCGTAACGTAAACACTCTAAGCGTATTTCTATCAACTCATTCTGTTCCATGCAATACGCCCATAAGTTCATTGACTCTATCAATTGCCGCTTGGCGTGCAACAGGGTCTTTTCTGTTCATGTAATTAGGACCGTGCATGATCGTCTGTATCTCTTCCTGTGCAGACTGACGCGACTGCAAACTGGTTTGCGCAGAATCCGAAACAGTATCCTCACTTGTGACACGAGAGCGGAACTCTGCCATATTTGCAAATGCACGGATAAAATCTGGGTGATTGCCTACCTTGGTGCCATCTGCAAGCTGCATATCAAGCAACTCTGCACTACCAAACTGCTTTGCAATCTTGCCTGCATCCGCAATCCTTGCATCAAACTCCTCACCCCACTCTTGGCGCAACGCCATTTCAGTAGAGTTTCGATGTTGAGTTTCAGCTTCAACGCTCATCTCTGATGCAGTAGATGCGATGCCCTTGTAATACTCAAGAATACCGCTTGCCTGATCTGGCGTCAGACGCAAGGCATGTGCTGCTTCCGCATATGACTTTGCAACGTCTTCTGTAACTATTGCGCCGTCTGCGGTAATATCATACCCATCTGCACTCTCTGGCCTGCCTAGCTTGCCATAGATGTTGTCTAGGTCTGCATCTGAAGGATTGGCAGGCAAGGGCAGTTTGTCTGCACCAATCAAGCGCTGTGCGTTGACATAAGACCTTGCAAGGTTTGAAACATCCTTGATAGGCGATAGGCTTGGATGCTCTCTTATTTCTTCTGGTATCATCGACAAGAAATCGTCACCAGACCCGCCTTGGGCAACCTCTGCTGGTGTTTCCAGCGGCGCTGCTTCTGGCTGGGCTACCTGTTCGATAGCTTCCTCTGACATAGTTACTCCTTAATCATCATGTTGTGGATGTGTAAAAGAACGGCACGCTTGCCCTCCTCAAAGGCTGTGGCATTGGCATCGCCAGCCACATAGCTTGAAGCACGCCAGTTTGAGCGTGCCTCTAAGTCTCGCAAAACTTTCTGACCGTGTTCTGTGTCGAACGTCTCACGGTACATAAATTTTAATCGGTCGATGTCTTTCACTTAGAAACCATCCTTACCGCTTGTGCAGCCTGTGCTGTAGCAGATATATCTTCTTGTTCCCGCTGTCTTTGCAAGGCTTCTTGCTCTGCCTGCGCACGCTGTTCTCGCAGTTGATTTACTTCACGTTGCGATTTCATTGTAACCTTTGGAACACCAAGCGAATCGGTGACATGACGCACAAGTCCATCAGGATCAATATGATCTGCAACCGGCAAGCCTTCAGACAGCGGCAACAATATCTCAAGCGCCCTCATAGTGTTGTTCAGACCACTAGACTTCTGCGCTCTTGCCAGCGGCGACACATATTCGATATCAATATCCATGCCCTGTAACACCTCTGGTGCAGGCGCAAGCATGTCTGACCTGAGCATTAGCGCAAACACACGATCAATCAGCGGACGCAGCAACTCATTCATCAACCTGCCAAGCACAGGCCCGATGACACGCATACGCTCTTCTTGACGCTGTATGACTTCAGTTGCTGTCATTTGCGGAGAGCCTGCGGTCAAAATTTGATCTACATAGAACGCTTGTCGGATGGCAGCGCGACGTTGCTCTTCCATGCTCAAGCCAATAGGGATGTTCGCACCTGTGTTGAGCGGTGTGATTGTCTCTCTGGTGCCAGCACGGAAAAAATTTAAGCCGCCTGGCTGTGTGCGGATAGGCAATAAAAATCCGTCATCTGGCACAAGCAGTGGCGGGTCAATCTGTTTCTGTGCGGCTTGTATGATTGTCTTTGACATGAGATTGAGCATCTTCACATCTGGCAAGGCAGTCATAGCAGGAGAGCGCCCCATAGTCTCGCCAGTTGCTTTCAAGAAACGCGGCACGACATATGGCAGTTCCTCAAAGCCACCTTCGCTTATAATCATCTCTGTTTTTTTGCATGCATATATCGACATGAACGGCATGTTCAAATTGTCTGGTTTGGTCACATCTCTTTGGATGCGCGGCGAGACTGCGTGTAGAATCTCTACCTCATCGTCAGGCTTTTTCTCAAATGTCTTGCGAATAAAGTCGCCAACATTTTCAAAGCCAAACCGCTCTACAGCTTGCTGTGCGCTTGACTTGTAAAGACGATAAACGGTGTTGACCATGCCATACTGGTCTTCAGACACATAGTATTCAGAGATGTGGCGTGTGCTGAAACGCAGCTTGTCTTTGTCCATCTCACAGAACATGCAGGCTGTGCCAAACACAACAAGATCAACGTATGCTTCATGCACCTCTGTCTCAAAGTTTGATCTTTGAAACGCCTGCATCATCCGCATACTAGTATCTTGCAACCAAGCACGCACCTCGTCATCACGGTTCATAGCTTCATCTTTAACATCAAGATGGAACCAAGGAGATGCACCGCTGGTAAGCATGCCATGCAGAAAAGCAGCCATGAGGTCTATGGCTTGCAACGCCGTACCATCATAGATCAACTCCATGCGCTTTTCGCCACGAGAGCGTTTCTTCACAACGTCTGCTTTGCGCGGCAGCATATAGTCGGCAAGCTCTTGATAATGCGTGTCCCAGTTGTCACGCTTGTGCTTCAAGCTGTTGTAGCGTTTGATTATGGGCGCTGCTTCTTTTGCCATGTCTAACTCATCAAAGTTGGGGTGCCGCTAGTTTGTCCGGTTTGCTCACCAAGCGCACCAGCAACAATGGTTGAGCCACGCCCACGACGACGTTGACGCTCTTCTCGTTCAGCCTCTTCAGCCATTCCACGCGCCCTGCCAATATCAGGCTTTGGTGGCGGCGCTGGCGGCGGTGGCGGTGCAGGAAACTTTGGTGTCAAAAAACTCATGGCTTACTCCTAATCGTAAAGAACGCCCCCGCCCTCAAGTAGGGTGCCAGCAGCACCAGGTTTCTTTGAGCGCGTATCTCGCCTACGCCCACGCAAGCCGCCGTCATCTGGTACAACCTCTGGTGTTACCTCTGGCGTTGCAACAGGTGTTGTGCCGCGACGATCTTCTTTGTCCATACCAGTGATTGTATCAACAAGCTCTGTGCCAACCTTCTTTACTGGCTTCTCAACAACCTCTTCAAAAGCCTCGCCTGCGAGTTTGATGGCATCTTCTGCAATGTTTGTAATCTCTCTACCAGCCCTTTTGACCGGCCTCTCAAGCGGCTCAACGACATCCTTGGCTGTCTCGATTATCGTTTTGCTTGCTTCCAACACAGGTTGGGATGCAACCTCTACGGCTTTTGTTGCTGCCTTCAATGGTGTTTCGGCTACATTGATTGCAACCGCAGGTGCTTTTACGGCTTCTTGAACCACCTTTGTAACCGGATCAGCTATTACATCCGCAACTTGCTTGATTGGTTTTAAAACTGTACTGACAGGACCGCCCATCATCGTCTCCTAAATCTGGAAAGGATTGTATTCACTAAGCGCAGTTTGCTGTGAAGGGCGTCCAACACTTGCCCTATTTTCCAGCCCAACAGCCAGATACCTAAACGCATCCGCACAATGAGATGTGTAATCATGCCTCGGATGATCGCGAAATACTTTTCTTTTATCGTCCCAATCCTGACGATACTGTCTGAGCATTTCCAATCCATCCTTACACCTGTCTCTGTCAAAGCAACATTTTGGTATCAGTAGCCTAGCTGCATTGATGCCATCAGCAACTTTCATTTTCGGTATAACACGAAAACGTATGCCTAGCGAGTATGCAGTCTCCAGACGACTTTTACCAGACCCCAACTCTCGCACCTCAATATCATGTGGTGCTAAGTGGTCGCCATAGTGATAATCTTTTTGCTTGAGAATGTCTGCGTAGTGGTCAAGACCAACGCCAGAGCTTTCATAGTAGTCGATGATATTGACCGCACCACCACGAAACACCTGCGCAAACCAGATAGCTGTGCTGTCGTTTATACCCAAATCCCAGGCGGTATGCACAGGATAAGCAGGATCATATGGAGTCCTTGTAACCCTTCCACTATCTTCGGCATCAACCAGCAGCTTTGCATAGTAGGCTCCGATAATGGCAGCAGTGAATGAGCACTCATATTCCTGCTCGTATTGTTCCGGCGTCATCTGCGCTTGCGCAGCTTCAAGCTCTTCTGCCTTTACAAGATTGCTCTCAGACGCCTTCACAACCTTGTGATACCACTGGTCAGAACCACTCGCCGTCTCTGACTTGGCCTGTTCCAATAGATCAAAAAAATGATTATGGCCTGCTGGGGTGCCTAAAAATACAGCCGCACCCTCTCTGTCAGACAGGGCAGGACGTACAACCTCCCCCCATACCCTAGGATTTTGCATACCAAACTCATCGAATACACATAGATCAAGGTAGATACCTCTCAAACTATCTGGATTCTCGGCAGACAAAAGCATCAGCCTACCACCATTCGGAAAGTCTACACGCAGTTCTGTTTCATTGAAGGACACGCCAGGGATCACAGACGCATAATACTTCACATAATCCCAAGCAATACGCTTCGCCTGCGTAAAGGTGGGCGCAATAAATGCAACCCGTGGCCTGGGTAACTCACAAGTCAGCGCATATTTTATCAGATGATTGACTGCCCAGACCGTCTTGCCAAAGCGGCGGTGCATCACAAGCACGTTCCAACGCTTTACGCTGGTGTGCATCTCAGCCTGTAAGTCTCTAGGCTTGTAAGGTATCTTGACCTGCATCAAGAAAAACTACTTACCAAATTTCTTCATTGCCGCACGATGTGCCGCACTAAATGTCTTTCCAGCACGCATGTCCTTGCGCATTGCAGCCATATGCTTGGCCGTATGATGCTTAGAATGGCGTCGCAACGCATCAGTCTGACGCTTGGTAAGTGATTTCTTCACGACTCCTCCCAAACAATTCGTACTGTGCCGTCACTCACCTCTACACCAGCACGGTTCTTCGCATCACCATACTGATCCGGCATGACCTTGCCGACCTTCCAACGCACATGCAGAGCATAGTCCCTCAACACATTCGGATCATACTTCTTCTTTCCCTGAAGCTGATCCTGATACATAACCTCTACATCCTCTAACGCCTTCTCAGCACTCTGCTGCTGCGCCGTCTTAATAAGATTACTTAAATCAACATCCTCACCCATCCGCTGATACAGCACTGATCTACTAATCTTTGCCTGCTTACAAGCACTCACAAGACTGTGGCCGTCCATCACTAACGATGCAACTGCTTCTGCTTTGCTTGGGGTTAGCCTAGCCATGTCTCCTCCGGCTGTGTGTGGGTAAGGGTCAATTAACATATATACAGCGCGGCGTCGGCTCACGGGTGGCATGCCTTTGAATTGACCCCCCGCCATGCTGTCGTTTTGCAGCGCTGGCAATGTGTCGCTGGCATTGCTGCGCGTCAGTGTCTGTGCTGTGTGTGCTGAGATATATATTCACCAAACGAAAGCCTGTCATTCTAAAGCCAATCCGGTGCCTTGCCTTGCATTATATATAGGCGGCTGTGCCAATGCTGTGCTGTGCTTTGCAAGAATAATTCTCAAATATCATTTTTTTTGTTGACAGTCTATCCCCTGCCAATGTTAGGGTTCTTTATCACTAGCAATGATAAACAAAGGATCAATCATGGCAATCAAACTTGCAAACCCTGCCGACCAGCGCAAAGGCCCTAACTGCGGCGTGACCGCCGTTGCCATTGCGTCCGGTGCATCATTCACCCGCACATGGAACGCCTTCAAAGCGGTGAACCCGCGCACATACGGCAAGCGCTGGAAAGGCGGCACATACACACACGACCAAAAAAAGGTTTTAGACCGGCTGGACGTAGGAAATGAATCCTATTTGCCAAAAGGCGCACGCGGTCCGCTGTATCGCTTTGTCGATCAATTCACCGCCAAAGACACCGTTTACATGGTAACCACCGGCAGCCATGTGCAGATTGTTTGTAATGGCATGGTAGCCGATCAAGCAGGCGTTAAACCAATCGCAGAATTTTGGGGACGGCGCAAAATCGTCAAGCATGTCCTGCGCATTACAACACCATTCAAGCATGCGGCACCGGCACCAGCCATGCCGTCACCGCTTCCGGCCATTGCGCAACCGGTAGCGTCTAGCCTATTCCCTGCGCTATTCCACATACAAGCACCGGCACCCGCCGAGTGCCAGCTATCCCTGTTTTAGAAAGGATCAGATCATGGCAAAAGTAACACAAATGACAGGACGCACCGGCAAGCCTGTCGCAAATCAATTCATCATCATGGACGGCGGTGACTTGTATTTTCAAAGCTACAATACCGTCATCGTAAGATGCACGGTAGAGGGTGACAAGCGCGTCACATACCTTGACCGTGACAGATGGGATTACAGCGTTACGACCAGCAAATACCGCAACCAGTTTCTGAATTGCGACACCGCCGAGGTCAAGCGCCGCATCAAGTCCGGCACCTACCGCCTCGCAGACCTTAACAACTAGCAGGCGGCAGGGCAATGCCCTGCCACCCCCTAACAGCATTGCGGTGACGTTAGGGGGTGAATGCCACCCATTACACAACCTTAAGAAGGATCAGAAACAATGAGAAAGACAATCAAGACCATCAAGCGGCTGGCAAACTCCAGCATGGGCAATCCAGCTTTTGAAATCACATTCACAACAGGCCAAGCGGTGCGCACCAAAGCCAACATATCAGACGCATATATCATCCATGCTGGCATGGAAGGCCGGAGCGTTGATGTTGAGATTGAAACCACAAAGAGCGGTCGCCAGCGGATCGTCTCTATTGATTACTAGGGGGCAGACAAATGACGGAATATATCATCATGGCCAATGACGGTTTTGGCTGGCGCTATTGCAAGTCCGATGACGAATTCGGATGCACAAGCGAGATTGGCGACGCATTGCGCTACACCATCGAAGCAGGCGCGGAAGCCTTTGCAGAAGAGTTTGCCGAGCTTTACGAGGTCGAAACCAAGGTTGTCGAGGTGGTGGCATGATCAGGATAATCATTGGCACCATAACAGCATTGAGCTTTGGCCTGTTGCTGGCCTTCCTAGTGCTGAATATAGCTACAGGTTGCGCCTTGGTGAATGATTGGTCGCACCCGTACTGCATCACACCCCTAGACCTAATCAGGGGCTAACATAGAAAGGCAGGGGGAAAGGATCAGCAAACCCCCTGCCTTCACTAGCAAGGAAGGTATAGCATGACAGCAGAACAATTTAAAGCTGAAAGGCAGCGCCTGGGCCTGTCTCAGGGTGCAATGGCAAAGCGCATTGGTGTAAGCCTGCACGCTGTTTACTACTACGAGAGCGGCAAGCGAAAAGTGCCGGAACCTGTAGCACTTTTACTGGAGTCACAGCGCGTCTATGACAAGTTGGTAGCAGAGAAAGGATCAGAGTGATGAGGGCAACGCCGTTTGGAAGGCCGCGCACAGAAGCTGGAGAGCTAGCAGCAAACATGCAGATAGGTGAGTCGGTGCTTTTCGATACAGACGAAGAGGCGTTGCGCTTCAAGGACTGTGTGCGCTGGTATCACGGCAACCGCAGCGTCAGTATCAACAAGGTGCCGAGGATTGGCTGG